GGTCGCAACGAAGATAACAAGGCGGCTGATTATGCCGAACTTGCGAAGGGTCAAGGGTTTCAACCGACACAAAAGATGAAGGTTGAGCCCATGACTCTGAAAGCGCTAGTCCGTGAGCGTATTGAGGCAGGAAAAGAAATGCCAACGGAAATCTTCGGGGTGTTCTCGGAGAATAAAACAACAATAAAAAGGAACAAATAAACATGAACCAAGTAACAAATAAAAAGAATGGTGCACTAGCTACGTTTGATATGGAAGCTGATGCACAACAAGGAGCCCAGAATATTTCGCAGGAAGATCTTGCGTTACCATTCTTAAAAATTTTGGGACAACTATCTCCAGAAGTAAACAAAAGAGATGGTAAATACGTTGAAGGCGCAGAGCCAGGCAAAATCATAAACACTGTCACTAACGCATTGTACGATTCTATTAATGTCGTGCCATGTCACTACAAGAGACAGTACATAGAATGGCAAGACAGAGGCACATCAACAGGTGCTCCCGTTGCGATACACGATGCAGATAGTGATATCATTAGCCAAACAACTAGAGGTAAAGATTATAAAGATAGATTACCAAACGGTAACTACCTTGATAATACTGCTAGTCATTTTGTACTTGTAGTCGGTGATAACCCAGAAACAGCGTTGATATCTATGAAGTCTACTCAATTAAAAGTTAGTAGAAAATGGAACTCAATGATGATGGGTTTAAAGATGCAGGGTAAAAACGGTTTATTTACTCCGCCAACTTACAGCCACATTTATAAACTATCAACTGTCCAGATGTCTAACGACAAAGGAACATGGTTTGGTTGGGATGTATCAAAGGTTGGACCAGTCACGGATAAAGCTATCTATGATATGGCAAAATCTTTTGCAGATTCTGTAGGTAAAGGTGAGATAGAAGCAAAACCTGAAACTCAAGAACAAACTAAAAAATCTTTAAATTTATAAAATCCTAGGTAGTGGGCGTCGAAGCTAGCGTGGAAACGCCCACGTTTAATTTATGAATGAAAAGATTATCAAAGCACCGATTACGTATGAAGATTGGATAGATCTGGGACGGGTTATCATACCCTGTGATACAAAGCAGGCTGTGGTTGAAAAATGGTCTGACCCAGATTTTAAAGTTACGAAAGAAGAATGGAGAATAGAACACGCAACAAAACAAATAGGACTCAGATTAGATCAATACATAGATTTTGATATCGATAATCCTGTTGTAAAAAGATTTACGAGCGATCACATAAAATCATGTGGTGCAATATTCGGTAGAAGAAATAATCCATCAAGTCACTATCTTTGGTCTGGCACATCAGATTACAAGAAGTTTGCATTACCAAAAGAATTAGAAAATTATTACAAAGATTATGGTCATGGCGCAACTCTTTGTGAGATAAGACATGGCGCAAATAAATACACATTAGTCCCAGAAACAAAATATCATACAACAAACGAAGTTGTTAAGTGGGTTAAATATGATGGCATAGATGAATATCCAGGTAATTTAAAAGTAGATTTAGGTAAAATAGCATTGTCTGCTGCATTATGTATTACGTATGCAGGAGCTGGACAAAGAGATGATTACTGCACTGCAATGGCAGGAGTATTGTTAAAACACACAGAGTGGAATGTAGATGACATAGATGATTTTGTTTACAAGATAGCCATAGCAGCAAAAGATGAAGAGGCAGAAAAAAGAAAGAAAAAAGGAACCACACATAAAAAAGCAAATAGAAAATTTGGTATGCCAAAACTCGCAGAGATTATTGGGTGCTCTACAAAAACAATAGCAACTATATTTAGTTGGATTGGCGTACAAGAAGCCACTAGTGAAGAGGCAAAACAATCTATCGGGCAGATAATAGAATATGGAAGCGATAGATATTTTGTAAAAATAAATGCTGTGGTGCAGGGTGAGGCCGTTGAAAAAACAATCACAGTTGACGGCCCTACACTTAGAAATAAAAAACTATTTTATGATTCTGTAATTAGTAAAGCATCTGTGTGGATACCAGAAATGAAAGCTGCAGATTTTGAAGAGATCATGCGTAGAAAGTATGAAGCAAGAGAAAAATCTACAAACTATGTAGAGGAGGCAGAAGAAGATTTAAGATTTATAAAACATTTTAAAAATTATATTGCAGAAGAGAAAGCATATACAAATAAAAAAGAATTAGCATATTTTGGTATGCCATATTACAACGTGCAAAAAAATATATTAGAATTTAATTTAGATAAGTTTGAAGATTATTTACACAAACAAAAAGTAAATCTAGCGCGTGTAGATCTTGTAATAAAATGCCAGAATATATTAAAAGCAAAAAAGAATCATGGCAAGTATGGGTCAAAATCTTGTGTGTCATGGCGTATAATAAATCAAAAAATAGACAAGGAAGATTTAATAGTAGAGGGTGAGTATCAGGAGGTGACAAGTGAAACAACCTAAATTTATATCGGGACCACCAGGCACAGGTAAAACATCCATATTTATCACTCAGAAATATACAGAACTTTTAAAAAAATATTCTTACAATAAAATAATAATACTATCACACACAAATGTTGCAGCTGATGAAATAAGAGATGAAATATTAAAACTACCAGAGATGCAAGGCGTAACAAAAAAAGCCATGAAGTATAAGATTTGTACGATTCATTCATATTGTAAAAGCAGATTGGTGGGTAGAAAAGAAGTTTTAAGTTATGAAGACCACAAGAACTTATGCACAATAGAAACTTTGTTCAAATTACAAACAGTAAATGAATCTGAGTTTAATGCAGATAAACATAAATTTTATAGATACTTGGCGGATGCGCATGGCAGAGGACACACTATAAAAGAACATTGGAAAGTTTGTGATAAAGAAATTTATAAACCATACAGTTTAAACTCAATAGAGGAAATGGTTGAACATTATATAAAATATAAAAAAGATAACCATGTTTGTGACTATGCTGACATGATACAAGAGTTTATAGATAAAGCCATAGAGCCAGACATAGACGCACTAATAGTAGATGAAGCGCAAGATAGTAATGTACCACAAAGAAAAGCTTTAGATAAAATGGCAACAAATGCAAAAGAATATTATTTTGTTGGTGACGCAGATCAAACTATATTTGAGTTTGCAGGATCAGACGCAGATTATTATCACAGATTATCAAGAGATGCAGAGCAATTAGATCAAGGGCACAGGTGTGGTAAAACTATTAACACTTTGTGTAAAAGAATAATAAAACCGATATGGGAATACTATGGTTATGAAAGAATATGGAAACCAACAGATATAGTTGGCAATCATTATTACCTACCTAGTTTAAATAAAAAATGTAGTGCTATGGAAACTTTGCTAGATAAAATAAGAAATACGAATGAAACTTTTTTATTTACTTATCGAGGCACACCATCAGATTCATGGGTCAAAAAATTTTTTAAGAAACACGGTATAGAGTTTGCACATGTAGGGAACACGGCCCACGTACCAAAGAAAGAAATAAGATGCCACAAACTATGGCCAAAATTTGTTAAGGGTGCGTTGCTGCCTTTAAAACAAATAAAAGATTTTTGGCAATACATGGGTAGTAAAGTGATAGTGCGTGGTAAAGGTGAGGAAACTTTTGAGGAATGGGTAGATAAAGAATACAATATAGATTATTTAATAACTAATAAATATCTAAAACAAAATGCAAAAGACGAATTAGACTTTGCATTAATAAGAAAGAAAACAGATTCGGATAGAATTTTATATATTAAAAAAATATTAGAAAAAGGTTTTAATTTAGAGGGTGACGTAAGAGTAAAGTATGCAAACATACATACCGTAAAAGGTTTAACGTTTGACAATGTTATTGTTGATTTAACTTCAACGAGAATAGAAAATTACTTTACACAGCTCAGGTTAAAATATGTTGCGTACAGCAGAGGCAAGTTTGATTGTTGGACTGTAGCATCACAAGGTAAATATACGTTAGGAGCAAAATGAAAAAGAAAAATGTTTGGGACAAACAACACGGTGGCAATCATTATCAAAAGTATAAGATTCAACCAAGCAAGTTTGTAGTTGAGAATGAGTTGTTATATCCTGAAGGTTGTGCTATAAAATATATCATACGTCATCGAGACAAAAATGGAAAGGAAGATATTTTGAAAGCTATACATTTTTTAGAAATGATATTGGAGAGAGATTATAATGTGTAATACACCAGAAGATCTAGATCTTAATGGTATAGATACAGTTGCGATAGATATAGAAACTTACGATCCTAATCTTAAAACAAAAGGATCTGGCGCCATACGTAAAGATGGTTTTATTTGTGGCATTGCTGTTGCAACTAAAAATGACCTTGCATACTTTCCCTTACGTCACTCTGATACTGACATAGATTATCAAAGAATAAATAAGATATGGGAGATTTTAAATAATAAAATATTTCAAAATGATAAGATTACTAAAGTATTTCACAATGCAATGTACGATGTCTGTTGGATAAGAGCTGTGACAGGTAAGATGATCAAAGGTAGAATTGTTGACACCATGATAGCTGCATCTGTTATTGACGAAAACAGATTTAAATATTCTTTGGACGCTTTATCAAAAGATTATCTCAACGAAGAAAAATATAAATATGATTTACAACAAT